AAAATGATATTTAATCCAATATGTAGTGTTTGCCGATACCGTTAAAGTGCTCGTAACACCATTTACAAGGCTGTTGTTTGTTGTAGAACCTGCTTGGGTACTATAAAGCATTAAAAGGTTATTATAAATTTTTAATGTTCCTAAAGATTGTTTAGCACCAAAACCTGATGTTGATGTTATGCTCTGAGCTGTTGTTGTATTGGTTCCTGTTTTTATCTTTACAACCTGCTCAAATGTATTTGGTGTTTCAAAATAGTATCTGTAATCTAAATAATTAGAAGCACTAAAACCACAAATCGTCGAATTGTCGAAATCAACCCAATATCCGACTTTTGTACTATCAAGACCACTCCAAAAACGTTCTCCGTCTATATTTAGATAGCACTCATCTAAATGCACAATACCTTGCCAAGCGTTATCTCTGTGTCGACCTATAAGTGTGGTTGCAGGAAATTTGAACACAACAGTAGATTTTTTAGACGCTTCCAAATTATACACCAAACCGTCTGTTGACATATATAAATTGTACTTAGTTCCTGTATATTCTATTTTGAACCAGTATGTTGTTAAAGGAAGCAAAATTTGCGAAGAAATAGTTCCTATATTAAAAGAAGATGAGCTTGTGCTTAGGTTTACCTCAAACTTACTGCTATTTAATTGGATTCTTAAAATACCGTTACCTGTGACACCAACAATGCCTTGTTGTGTTGCGATTGTGTCATTTGTGGTAATTTTTAATCCTAACTCCCAAGGCTTTTTGTCAGTAACAGGTTGAACAGGCAAAGTTAAATAATTAGCAGTAGTAAAAGATTTTGCATTATTGTTTTCTATGCTTGCAGGCGTACCCTTTATTCTCGCATTTGGTTCATTTGTATATTTATAAAATTTTCTGACTTTTTTATTAAAATCATAACAATACATAAAATTACTCCCAATATGTAACTGTTGTTACAGGTGTATCACTCCAACTTAGTTCGTTGCCGTCTGTCATTAAGAATTTGTTTTCGTTTCCTGTTTGGTCAGGGTAAGAAGATGATGAATATTCAAATCTATTGTTTGCGTCTGCAGTTAATGTCTTTCCAATAGGTATATCATATATAACATCTGCAATTTTTGTAAGATAGTTTAGTCTTTCAAAAATACCTCTTTTTTCATAGTTGAGAGAACCACCGTCAACAACTGTTGGAATAGCTTCAGGATAGCCCTCACCAATTTGTTCTTCGGTATAAGGATATTGAGTACCACCCCAAGTTTCAGGAAGATTTGAATCAGGTTTTATCGGTTTAGTTATTGCCATTTACACTCTCCACTTTTAATGTTCTTATTCCAACACCCTCGCCCAAAATACTCTCTATATCAGACTTTAGGTTTTGACTTACAAATAGATTAACACCTATTATCGTAATGTCAAGTTCCAAAGGTGCTACGTTTTTAATTATAACTTTATCGGCAAAAGTCATATTTTTTATAATATTTATGTTTTCTTCTCTTGTACATTTACTTGTGTTGCAAGCCGATTTTGCCAATATTCTAGCTCTAAAATCTCTATCTTCAAGACTGCCTGTCGGAGCTATAAAATCAGATTCAGGTTGTGAAAACCAAATATATTTTTCAGTATTAACATCAGGCGAGTTAATCTTAAAATAAGCTCCTGTATCAAAAAATCCTCTTGCAGTTCCAACAAGCCAACCAAGATAATCTAAAAAAACGCCCTCTGCTTTTTTTACATCAATGCTATCAAGTAAATACTGTACACATTTCTGCATACTGTCTTTCAAGTCTGCGTCTGCATATATCAATGTCAGATATTCTTGACAAGCTCTTAGTTGGCTAATTGAATATTTTTGGTTCAAAGTATGATAATTATTCTTCTTCATATACTTGAATCCTTGTGCTGTCAAAACTTGGTACTTGTACCTCGTTTAGTTGTATAAAATCTCCCCAATCCGCTCCATTTGTGGATATTTTAAGTTCGGTTATTTCAGAAACACTATCAACTTGATATATAGATGACGCAAACATATTTGCCCATATTTTAGAACCCATATCAAATTTATTTTCAGATATGTATTTAAGTACGTTATCTTTTATCATTTGCTGAGCAGTTGCTAAAGGAGTATTTTCTGTTATTGTAACTTTGACTCTCAAAAAGACAGATAAAATTTCAGCCCTGTCAAACTTTATAATTTCAGTAGAACCCTCACTATCTTGTAATTCAACAGATATTTCCCCTTGCAGACCAAACATATTTCCATCAACAAGATGTTGCATAATTACACTTGCGATTGTTTCATCATCATAAGCGGAATTAAGCACTATTCTTTGCGAGTGAGCAGGAATTTCATTTACTTCTTCTCCTGTTCTATTTTCAAAAATCTTCAAATCAGACTTTGTTTCAACCAAATCAAGTAAAGCCTTATAAAGCCCGTCAGTTGTGTTAGCAGAAGCCTGTGAAGAAGTTAGTTTCCAACGTTCACGGAAATCTGCGTCATTTTCATAATCTTCGCCTATCAAAATCAGATTGCTCGGCGTATGATATACACCAGTTACGTTTTCCAAAGGTGTTATAATTTTCAAAGTTGCGTCTATTGGTAAATCAATAGCTCCGCTTTCTTCCGCAGTAAAAGAACCTAAGCCTGTTCCGTCTGCTCCTATTTGAATAATGTCATTATTTCTAAATTGGTCTTTCGTGGAAGCGTTTTCAAACATAAGCTCTCCAATAAGAACTTCTGTATTTGGTTCTCCCACAACTGTTCTTGAAACAACCGTGTATGTTGCCTGTCTGCGTTTCAATCCAATTAAGGAATATAATTTATCTTGCCACTCGCCCTCTGCGGTATTTGGATTCATTTGCTTGATTAAAAAAGCAACTTGATTCTCTAAATCCATAATAGATAATGATGATGAAGTTGCAATATTATCAACAGCACCCTCTTTTTTTATGACAAAGTCATTACCAAAAACAGACTTGAGTCTATTAACCCAAACCTGCAAATTTTCATTTAATGTACTTAATGTAAAGCCGTTCTTATTTATTTTCATAATGAATATTCCTCGTTCAGATAGTATTCTTTATTTTCTATGAGTACAGTTGCGGAAACCCGAAACTTTTCTCCAACTCTTTCAAAAGTATAATCTCTTACGCTATCAACACCATTTACTTCTAAAATAGCCTTTTTTATTTGAGCTTTCAATATCTTTGGGTATGCTTTTAATCCATTTATATAATCAATGCCTTTGCGATAGTCTAAATACCAATCGCCAAGAAGTATCTTTAATCCTGTAATAACTTGTTGCAAAACTCTATCACGACCGTCCACAATAACAAGGTCGCCATTTTCAAAAGATAAAATCTGTCCTGTGTATGCTATGTCTTTCATATTGAAGTATTAACTCCACCGCTTGTTATTGTTCCGTTCCAAGTCCCTGCACTAGAACCACTTGTTACTTCTACTTGAACAGAATCGCCAACTCTTGCAATCGGCTGTCCGCCTGTTCCTATCGTGGTTTTAGGGCTGTCTATGGTTATCTCTGTTGCCTTTAGTGTAATATTCTGAGTTGACATTGTCAAGTTGCCTTTGTCATCAACAGACAAAACAAAAGTTTGATTTTTTAATCCAATTACAATCTCTCCCTCAGGATATAAGAATTTTTCATCATTTGGTAAAAAACCAAGTTGGAAAATACCGTCAGAAATAGAGTGTACTCTATCATCTCCATTATAATATTCTGTTCCTGTCAGCCTGTAATCTTCAATGGATTTGTCGCAGAACTTAACAATTCCCCTGTCGCCAATATTTATTTTTAATTGAATATATGCTCTTTGTGTTTCAGGTCTAATAACTGGAACGGTAATAACGCAATCTTCTATTTCATCATTGCGGATTGCCACAACATTTACAGTTCCGTCTTCATTTACTTGAACAACTCTAGCAGGCAAGCAAGTGTTGACACTTTCTTGAATACTTTTTGCAAATTGCATTAAACTTTGTGAAGCTGTCATTTTACCCAAATCTCCGCTTGTCCAACTGTACCATAATTGTTACCTGATAAAAGCACTTTGTCAATCTCTTTGACACCACTCAAAGTTGCAAATTCACATTGACAGTATTGTCCTGCCCTCAAGTTTGGTAACAATTTTGTAACAAAGTGGTGTAGATTCAAATCATCATCTTGCTCTAATTCAGGTCTGCTTGAGTTTTCGCCATTAAACAAATAACCATATAGTTTTGGCTTTGAGCCGTCGTATAAATGCAGTACGCCATTTTCAACAATATGCTTGCAACCAATTTTGTTGCATATCTCTTTCAATACTTTGGAGCATTTTCCTCTTGCGACATAGTTGTTTATAAACGGATAGAAGTCTATTTCATCTCCCATTTCAATTCCCATAGCGGTTACGCAATCATCAATTATTGTCTTTGTTGAAACACTTCCCTGATAAGACTTGCTTATAACAGCACTTTCAAAGGCGTGGAGCGAATCAATCAATGTGATGTTGGTTGCTATATCATTTTCTCCGCCTGTTGCGTCATCTTTGCTTAAAAAGCCTCTTGAAGTATTGTTTCCCCCAACAGCTCCCTCTTGAGTGGTAAAATAAGGCGTTCCTCTAAATAGTAAGCTCCAATCATCATTACCCTGAGCAAAATACAACTCAAAAGAATTTGCTTTGTTTGCTATTTGATTAAATGTAGAGTTAGACAAGTTCCAAATTGTTATTGTTGCAAGACTAGGTTCTTCTCCGCTAGTACGCTCAATTTCAAAGTCCATATCCAAACCGCTTTCTGCATTATCTTTGGAATCTTGTATTCTCAATCCATTTGTGGTTGCAATATAAGGAAATTTTGCGTTACTGTCTAATTGAACATCTAAACGCAATCTAAAGCTCAGATCCTGTGCAACAGGTATGTTAGTTGGTTGTATCTTCATAGAGTAAAACAAAGTCCTTTAATGTTTCCGCTGTTGGTTCAATACTGAAATTGTCTTTATGCCTAAAATACAAATCAGGCAATAATCTCTTATCGCTTTCAATAATGCTTTTTGTCGTTAAGGCGTTTCCTGCATTTAACGGATTCCCCTCTGAATCAAATATGCTCATAAAGCAACAATCGCAATACTCGTTCCATTTGAAAGTAAGCCTATATGGAGCATTTTTCAAGGTTACAAATATTGAAACAAATTTATTTTCAGATAAATCAGGACAAGCAATATACATTATAAGAAAGCTCCTTTTATAATTTTCCAAGATATCTTCAAAGCAGGAACTAAAGCACTTTTTGTTTCATCTAAAGCCTTTGCATATCCATTTGAAACTTCTTGCACCGTTTTAGTGTCTGACGGATTCAAAGCGTTACTTACGACAGATGTTACGGTTGTCTTTAACAAAGAAGATATATTCAAAGGCACAAGCTCCACATTTCCAACTTGAATTTTCTTAAATTCCAATGAATAGTTATATCCACCCATAGATTCTCTTGTTGGTGTAAAGTTTGTCAATACATAAGATTCTTTTGTTACATCTCCAAGAATTATATTGATAGCTATTTTTCGATTGCGTATGTTAAGCAAAATATCCTCAAATTCGTCCCCTGTGTATCTTCTTCCGTCTTGCAATACGCATTGAAGCGTTATCATATCAGGCATATTGTGAATAAACTCTTGATATGTTTGTCCGCCCTCAACTCGTCTGTCAGGTGTTTCACTTGAGTATGCTCTTGAATCATCTAATACAGCGTCAAGCTCAATGACATCAAAACCCTCAACATTTTTCTTGTTTTCTGAAAAACTAAAAGCCTCACTTAAAGCACCGCCAAAACTTGTAAATGAAGAAAAGACACTCTTAACATCAACTTTGCCCTCTTGTAAAGCTACCTTAAAAGTTTCAATGGATTGAAAACCTTGTGCAACAGAGGTCATATTTAACGCTTTGGGGAATCCTTGAGTCAAATACCCAAAAGCTGTTTCATTAGTTATTTTTCCGTCCTTTAACAACTGAGTAAGAGCTATTCCCGAAAACTTGCTCGCTAGTGTATCTGCATTTTCTGTAATCAAATCGACAGTATTGCTCATAATAGTTGTTGCATTGTCAAAATTCAATCCTCCTGCCTTTACACCTGACATAAGTTTTCCTTTAAGGCTTTGAATAAAACTTTGATTTTTATCTTCATTTTTAGAAGATGTTTGAGGTATCAATAAAGCACAATATCCCATTATAGCACCGCCTGAGTTAATCTGTTTGTCAATACTCTATCAACTTCCATAGCAACCGCTTGAGGATTGCTTGCCTCATTGATATTAAATGTTACATTTTGGTTAATATTTGCACTAGAGCTTGCTGTATGACTTAAAGGTTTTATATCGCTTGAAAAAGTACCATTAAATGCCCTTTTATTCCAAAGTCCTGTTGCTGAACCAATAAAGTTTGCTATTCCAAAAACTCCTCTTTCTATTTTATCAATAATTTCTGCAAATAAATTCCATTCTCCTTTGAACATTTTTATTGTTGTATCAATCAATTCAAAAATCAATAAGAATTTTGCCCAAGGAGCAACGGCTTTCCAACTCGCAGTTGCAAATGCTTTCAAACCATTTATTACTTCTCCACTTACAAGTATTTGCAATGAATTTACCACAGAACCAATAGGAGCTTTTAGCTTCTCTAAAAAGATTGTACGCATTATAATCAGTTTTCTTAACAATACAGAACCTAATATCATAGCAACGTGTTCTATATTTCTTGATAAAAATGTCAACAAAGATGTTAATGTTTTAACACCTGAAGTCAAAGCAGAAATAACACCACCATCTGCCAATGAAACTTTTAAGTCAAAAAATGCGTTGCTTAATCTATTTAATTCTGCTTGTAAAGAATTTGCACCTTTTTGCCATTTACCACCATATTGTTTTGCCAATTCTGTATTAAATGCTTTTAAGAATGTTACAGAATCCAAACCTTTGGAAAGCATTTTTTCTAACTGCTTTGTCGTTACGCCCATTGATTTAGCGGCGATTTGCATAGCACCAGGTAAAGCGTTACCAAGTTGCTGTCTTAACTCCTGCATTGAGATTTTGCCTTTGGAAATCATTTGCTCAATGGCTAATAATGCACCTGCTAATGATTGCTTATTTGATTGCAGAGCCACACCTGCTTGCATAACATTTCCAAAGAGCGAACGAATAAACTCAGTACCAAAGCCTGCACCCTGACCTGCGGCGAAAAGTCCTTTATATGATTTTGCTATTGTTTCAAAATCTAATCCAAGTCTGTTTGATTCTGCTCTTAAGAATTTAATTTCGTCTTTTCCTGCCCTAGCTGAACCTGCCAAAGATTCAAAAGACGCATTAAGTGAATCCATAGCTGTTATGGATCTAAGTATATCTTTCGCAACAAAGAACCCTGCTAGAAAACGGAAAGCCTTACCAAGAGCCATACCTGAAGAAGTTACCGCTTTATTGGAGTTAGCTAATCGTTTGTTTGCTTTGACAACTCTTTCTTCGCCCTTTGCAATAGCGTCAAGTTCTGCTTGAATATTGCGTCCTGCGTAATAATCTTTACGACCATTACGACCAAGAGCAACATCAATTATCAATTCATCTACTTTATCCATCTAAGGCTTTCCTTTGTTCATCTAGCTGTTGAATTAACAATTCGTAAGTAATTATCAATTCGTCTAAGTCCATTTTACTTACATCATCAGGCTTGAAAGGGAGTTTATTCTGTGTAAAGAATATAGAATAAGAGATTAGGACTTTTTTAATCTCTCTTTCTGTTTCTGCTCTAGTCCGTCTTGTATCATTTGTGTTTGTTGTTCTACAAGAACTCTTAAAGAGTCCGCTATGCTCCCGAGCGACCCTTTCAATTTCTCTTTCAAGCCTTTGAATTCCCCCACGTTGTGATAAGCCATTTCACAAGTTACATAATAGACAGCAAGGAAATCGCCTGCAAAGTGTTCACTAAGCTCGTTTTCATCAACATCTATTCCGTCAATAGCCAAACAAGCTGTTTTTGAGTGTAACATTAGCTCTACAAGCCATTTCCAATCGTCTTTATTGAAAACGTCTTTAATCACTCTGTAAAAGGAGTTCAGGTTGTCGCCTTGCTCAAATTTATTAGCAAAGACGACACCTGTTGTTGCTCCAAAGCCCATTACTAAAGGCATAATACGAAGTCCAAACTCTGTTAATTCTCCAAAGTTTAGAGCATTTCTTGAGTATGTATGCCCGTTATATTGAACTTCAAATCTTTTCATTATTTAACTTCCTCGCAGTAAATAATGACTTCCCATTGTTGTCCATCAACAGACTCTGTATGAGATTGAATATAAGCAGAAGTAGAAGATTTGGTTACTCCTGTATTATTATCTTTATACTGGAAAGTTAATGGAGTATGATATTTTTCCCAAGTATCAACTTGTCCTTTTATGGGGGAAAAGACATTTTGAGTTATGCGAAAAGTATCAAATTGGTCGTAGCGAGCCAAAGTTACAGGGTCGCCTTGAATACCTTTTACTTTTTCAATAGCGTCGCCGTCCCTTGTATGCTCGCAGAAAACATCACCAAAGTTTGTCAAGTTAATTCCGTTCAAACTAGCAAATTGTAATTTGACATCATATTTCATTTATTCTCTCCTTACATTTCAATAGAAGATTTTTCTGCGTCTGTTGGATTTACTGTAAGGTCAATAACAACCTTAGTGCCTGTTAAGGCGTCAATATACCAACCGTTAGCACGATATACTTGGTTTGAGTAATCTGTTGGGTAAAGTTTTTTAATGTCTGCAATAGGCATACATTTAATGTACAAGCCATTTGTATCTTCGTTATCTTTTACAATCAAGTCATTTGATTGGCAACCAATAAGAACAGATTTTAACTCACCCTCAAGAATATTGTTTGAAGCCTCTTGGTAACTTAATTTCTTTGCCAAGAAGTCTAAAACTTTTGCTTTCAACATCAAATCAATAGTGAAGCGAATATAACGGCGTTTTGTAATTTCTCCGCCTGCCTGTTTGTTACCACACAAGATTGTACGACCATATTGAGCAACTCCACCGCCATTGATTGCGTTTACTGTTGAATAATATGCAACGTTCTGTTTATCAAGATTTGACATAGCTGTTGCTGTATATTCTTGAGAAGTAATACCGCTAAATTCTGAATACAAATCGCCAACAGAACCAAGATTTGCATTTGCTAATACACAAGCCAAAGCTCCATCAATACCCTCATCTGCCGTATGATAAACAACCTTTGTGTTATTATATCCCGACTTCATCAATGTACTAGAAACATTTCCCTCTGAACCTGTCAAAATATTTTCATCTGCGGTTTGAGCTACAAACAAACGATTTTCCGCTTCGCACTCTTCCGCAATCTGAGTTATATCATCTTTTTCGTTGCTTGCGATAATCAACTGAGCCCAGTTTGCGTCAATACCAAAGAACTCAGTAAAAGCGTCTTGAGCTGTTTCTTCTGTCTGTTGGTAAACGTGAATTTCATTTACTTTACCCTGATTTGGTTTTGCGTTGTTCTTTTGTGCTAACAATGCTTTCAAATCTTCATAATATTTTGTTCCTGTTTTGAATGTTGAGTTTAATCCGCTCATATCAGATATAACAACGATATGATTATCAGGAACAACAAAATCCTCTACCAAGTCATCAGCAGTAAATTTACCAATATATCCGATATTCGACAAGAAAGCTGATATATCAGTTGCTTTTGGCAGAGTAAAACCAATTTCAACCAATTTGTCTAAACTAATCATTTATTCTTTCCTTTCAATTTGCAAATTGACGTCTTTTCCGACTTCTTTCTGAATTTCCATTACTTCATTATATCCAAAAGTAACATCAAACTCATACCTGTAAGTATAACCACCTGATACCGAAGTTGTCAAGTCGCGTAATTCTGATAAGTTCCTAACTGCCAAATCATCTGTTGCGAAGTCAAAGGCGGTATCTAGTGTTTCAAGCGTATTTTTTAAGTCCCTAGCGGTTTTTTCTGCGTATGCGTTCTTAATATCTAAATCTTCTGTTTCCGCTATGCCATCAACAAAAATAGACACGGTAACAACGCAATTCTTATACATTGTAACTTCTATTATGTTTCCGCTTAATTCTCGCTCTGTTGTGCGTGAATCTCTCTGTTCAGGCACTACTGCTATCAAAAGACAAAACGGCTTTGTCGGCTCGTCTTTTCTTTCGTTTCCCCAATAAACTTTGTTTTCAAACTCAGCAGGCAAGTTTGCATAAACAAAGTCAAATATTGATTGTTTTATTTGTGGTGTCATTGATTATCTAACCTCGTTAAGTATGCTTTATAATGTTCTAATATAGTCTTTCTGCCATTATGTTCAACATTGCGTATTTCATAAATCAAACCATCATCTTCAATACGCTTAATTCTCAAGCCCTCTTGTAATGGTGTTCTTGTGTATAAGTTATAAACAGCATTAACAACATCTCCCGAAGTTGACGAAGTCAAAGCCTCTCCATACTTTGTATTTGCTTGAATATTGCAAAGAATAGTCTTGGCAAGTGTCCATTGTATTGAAGTACCACCACTTGGCTTAACAGTTGTGGTTTTCTCATAAACTTCAACTTGCTCATTTTCAATAATCATACCTAAAACGTCATTAAACATCAATGCACCTCATAATCTATTGAGTTGACTAATTGTCCAGTATCTACCAAAGTAATTCCTGTTTTGTTGTCAGAGGGCGGAGTTACTTCGTTTGATAAAATACGGTCTTTTATTCTATCTTTCATATAAGCTCCTATCTCATCAAGAGCTTTGTCAATATTATCATTTTCCCTTAACGAAATTTCAATTTGTTTGAGCAAATCGTCTTTTTCTGCTTCCAATATGGTAAATATTCTTAACCATACTCTAGGCTCTAATCTCTCTGTACCAAACTCGTGAAACAAACCAACTTCCGCTGTCGTTACTTTTGAATCGGGATATTGTTTATTGTCTTTTTTATGAATACCAACAGATACAGAACGTTTATTGAGGTTTTTATATTTATTCAATAACCTCGCAATATTACTTCTTTTTAAGTCCTGCTCTGTATGTATTATCAAAACAGCACACTCACCCCTAAATACATATACGGTCTGAGTATTTCTTCAACCGCATTAGACTTAAATTTTTGCTCCTCTGCGTTTGCTCTAAAAGTTATCTGAGTGTCTTGAACCTTTATTGATTGGATTCCCTCTGTGTTTGAAACATTAGACGAGCCTGATTTATAAATTGCTATCGCTTCCTCGCAACAGGCTTTCATCAGCAAATCATCATCTGTCTTTTTGCCTGCAATATATCTTGGAAAAGCCAAAGCCTGTTCTTCATCAACTTTTGCACCTTTCCACTCTGCATAATCAATAGAACGAGTTGCTGACACTAGCAAAACGTTTTTTGTTTCGTCATCAATAGTTTCCCAATTAGAGCCAAAGACAGCGTTGAAATACTCGTTTGCGTCCTCTATTGTGGCATAAACTGGATATTCAATCTCTTTAATTAAAACTGTTTTCATTTCTTTTCTCCTGACATATATCTTACAGGAATAATTTTTTTTTGCAATACAGAAAAGGGGCTTTTCAGCCCCTCTCCCTTAGTCCTCGCTTTTACGCTTTGGTTGCTCTTTCTTTGGTTCTTCCTTTACCTCAACATAACCCTCTGCTTTGAAAGCGTCAACTTGAGCTTGGAAAGTTACCACGAAAGTTTTAGTTCCTTTTTTCATAGTAACTCTCATAGGGGTTCTCCTCTATTAAGCGTTCTTTGAAACGTAAATAGCCATTTTCTTTTGTTCCAAAACGAAAGCGTCGTGAATAATACGACCTTCAGCCAAGATACCAGAGATTCCCGGTGGGTCAATGTGAGTTCTGTATTCTTCCAATTTCTTAGGAGCAACAGTTGCAATTTTGTGAGTAATAACAAAGTTTACACCCTCAGGCAAGTAAGAAGCAGGAACGAGAATAATTGCTACACCGTCAACCATACCAACTTGACCTGTAATCAACATTGATTGAGCAATGTCAGAAGCCTTAATGAAAGAATCATCAAGTTTCAAGAATTTGTAGGTAATTGGATTAACGAAAGCAATACGACCTGTCAATGGTACTTTGTGTTCTGTCAAAGTTGCGTTAGCGTCTAAGAAAGCTTCATAAGCATTGTCTTTAGAAATAACTTTTACGTTGCTTGTGCCTGCACCTGCAACCATTTTAGCCAAACGGTACATATCAACAGCAGGAATAACTTGTTCATCAATTTCACGACGTAATGCTTTACCTGCGTTTTTAACGCCCATCTGTTCCATATTATTACCTTTATCAATGGTAAAGGTAAATGCTTTATCCTGTGACAATACATATTCTTTTACAGTATCGCCAAGTTCGTTTGCTTCGCCAAAACGATTCAAACCCTCTCTTGAGTAATCGCCAAGAGCAACTGCATCAATAGAGTAAACTTTAATTGTTTTTACGCCGTTCCAATCATAGTCGTTGTTTACAGCGGATTGAGTCAAGGAAGCGAGAGTAAAACGCTCATCAACCTTTGTAGAATACTTTTCAGCCAAATTAACAGCCATCTTTTTTCTCCTTATTCTTCATCAAAGCCTTGTTCAAAGGCGTCTTTTTTAGTGTTGTTATTTGAATTTGGGACATTTGGTTTAATCTTACTTTCAACTTCTGCGTCAACTTTACTCTTTAGAGTATCGTTAAACTTATCCATTAAACCACCTGCCTGTTCTAAATCTTGGATATTGGAAAACATATCATAAAAAGAACTATCAATTTTCTTTTCACTCATCAAGGCGGTTAGCTTTTCTTTGTGTTCTTTCAAAGCTAAAGAGCTTTTCAATTCATCACGTTCTTTGGCTATTGCCTCAAACTCGTGTTTCTGTTTCTCCTCTGCCGTCATCTTGGCGACTTTTTCTTTTTCCTCAAGCTCTTTTTTGTGCTTTTCGTTCACTTCCCCAATTCTTTTTGAGATAGCCTCATTAAATTGGTCTTGAGTTAAAAGACCTTTTTTTGCCTCTGCAACAGCATTGGCGATTTTTTGATTAAGTTCTTCTTCAGTAATTTCCATTTTATTTTCCTTTCATAACGCATTTTTACGGCTCGCTTTGCCTACAAATAATGTATATCTTAAAAAAATAATTGTCAATAAGTATAAAAAAAAGTACCAATAACCATTTGTTTTAATTACATTTGTAAAATATTTTATATAAAAACACCACTTTTTTGTAAAAAATAGTTGACAGATACATTTTTTTATGCCATAATAGACTTATAAGGTAAACAAAAAGGGAGTAATAAAAATGAAAGATTTTGAAGCAAGTTGCTTGTTAATGGACGCATTAAGTTATTAGAAAGGAGAAAAACAATGGGAAACAGAGCTGTATTGGTATCACACGATACAAATTTTGAAAACAGAGGCAAGCGAATTGGCATATACCTACATTGGTGCGATAGTGAAGATTCCGTAAAAGAGTTTTTGAGATTAGCAAAGGAACGAGGCATAAGAGATGTTGATTCTGATTATACATACTTTTGGGCTAGATTTTGCCAAGTAATTTGTGATGAATTTTCTAAAGACGGAGATGATGAACGTTCAGTTGGTATTGGCATTGTTGAATACCTTGATTGTAAAAACTATGACAATGGCGTTTATTATATAAACAACAAATTTGAAATTGAAAAGCATACTGACGGAAGTGAATTGGAAGAGGAGCAAACAGATGACAATGTATAAATTTGTAAAAGAAGATGGTCTTGAAATTGATTTGATACACCACTTCAAACTTGAGAACGATATAAGCATAAATGATTTACTTGGTTACATTATCAAGACAATGAAAAACTATGGAACAAAAGCGTATGTTCAAGACTTTGTCCTAAATGGAGTACAGTATAGCGTTTCTATAAAGGAGAGGAAAAATGACTAACCAAGAAATACTTACCGCATTACAAAATAAGCGTAAAATATCTGCATTTGCAAAGTTTTTGGGTATGACTACCGCAGGAGTTTATGCGTTGCTCAAAAACGATAAAAAGCAGTATAATCAATATGGAAATTTTTTAGAGTTTATGAAACAGGATTATCTCTCGTAGAATTTGCTTCTTCCTGTTTTGGCTAACAAATCCGCCATACTATTGCCCATTGAGTGAGTTTGAAACTTATGTTGATGGGCTTTTATTTTTTCAACTTGAACGCCTAACTTCCTTATTTTGCAAGCCCAATATTTGCACTCTAAATGATTTATATATTGCTCTCTTGTGCGTGGTTTGTCTTTTATATTGCCTTGTATATAATCAATAGCCGTTTGTGAATCGCTATAAACAACGCCTCTTTGTTCTGCCAGTATGCCTGAAACATATATTGCGAAAAGCTCGCCTGCGTTGTTTGTTCTGCACTTTGTCCAGTTTGAAAAAGTACGCTGTTTTTGTCCGTCAATCATTGTTATTCCAATTCCTGCAATTTTTCTTTTTTCATCAAAGCTAGAATCACAATAGATTTTCATTTTATCCCTCGTAATACTTTTTCTTTTTGATATTCTTGAAACCGTTTTTCTTTAGGTACTCAATGTTTTTATCAGTTAAGGCGATTTTATTGTCGTTTTCTTCCTTTACTGGAGCGAGTTCCAAAGCGTGTACGTCGTGGTCGCAATTATAGCTGAATAAATGTCCACTTTGGCTTGCCTCATCAACTGTCATATAGCCTTTTGTCTTTCCTGTGATACTCAAGACCTTGCCTGTAAATGGCTTGCATAAATCGCACTCAGGGCTTATATCAATATGGTAAACTTTTACAAGGTCGTTACCCCACTCAACAGATTTAGCAAAGAACGCTTGTCTATTTACGCTTGCCATTGTGGTAGTTGTTGCCATATCAATATAACGAGCCAAGCTCCATTTAGCTCCTCGTCTATCTACAAAATAAGTAACGCCATACTTCTTGAAAGTGTTTAAGAAACCTGAAGCTAGTTTTTTTTTCTGAAGAATAAAAGCGTCCCTCATCTCTGCAATATTGCGTCTTGTGTTTGCTTTTATGTTTGCGACTATCTTCTCAAGGTCTGCCTTAATGAGTTGTTTTTTTGCATTGGCAAGCTCGGTATATATATCAGAGTTATCCACAACTTTTTTGAAACCCTTTTTTCTTAACTGTTCAACAGCAGAGCTTTTTCCGTTTTGGATATTCTCATTTATGCCCTCAACCATATTTGAGTAAACATCTTTGATCCATAAAGCAAGCAGAGCGTCCTCTGCCTCTTTATAGTCTTTTATGTTTTTATCTGTTGGATTGTCTATTACTTTCTCAAACTCATCTTTTAACGCTTTTTCCAATTCTTTTGAAAGCGTTTTATTGTCTTTAATATCTTGTTTGAGTTCTTTTTTATCCATTATTGTTCAAGCTCATCAAGGTTTGGTTTTTCTTGTGCTAGTCTTTCTTTCTCTTGCTCAACATCATCAACAATCTCAAGCTGTTCAAGAGCTGTTTCAAGACTTATAACACCTGCGTTATACAAATCAGCAATCTGTTTGTCTTTTTCAATATTGCCTGGCAAGTTTGTTTGGAAAGTAATTGTAATTGAACCATCTTCAATTTCTTTTGGAGTATTTGAGAGATTTTTGAAGTTCAATAAACATTTCAAGCGTTGGAACAAACCTTTTTCAAAATAGTTTTTCTTAACAAGACGCAAGTTTTCAAATCCAATCAATTTGTAAGACAATGCAACACCCGATTGATTGCCTGCAAATTTTTCATCTGTCAAATCAGGAATATTGGTAATTGAAAATATATCATCTCTCAACGCTTTACGCAGATACTCAACATAGTTTTTATCTAAAGACTTGTTTAGGTATCTAATATCTGTATTTTCTCCGATAAGCTCTAAAATACGGCTTTTCTTTAGCTCTTTTACATCATCTTTGTTAATCTTTGCATTGATTAAAGCCAAAATTGAGTTAGCAACAGAGTCAACATCATCAAAGTTTGTGGATAAGAGTTTGCTATAAGCAGACAAAAGCTCTGTTACAGGTTGATAATCGCCAAAGCACTCATCATTGTTCCTATATTCAAAAACAGGTATAACTGGCTTAAACGGATTTAACTCTGCCAAACCAAAGGTAAACTCTGTTCCGTCTGTAAAAGATATTATTTCATCTTTTGTATAAATATAGCCTATTGTGATTTCCGTTCCATTTGCTGACGGTCTTGTCCAATATGTAATTGCACATACTTTATTTTCAAGGATTGAATCGTCAACGACATAAAACGTATTCATTGGGCTTAGTGGCTTTATGTAGATAAGTTTGTTCAAATCCAAACCCATTAACTCATAAGCGACGCCATATTTAGAAGCAATTTTAGCTAAGCTCTGATTTTCTGCCTGTTCGTCGTTTCTCCAAAATATTTCCTTTGATTGATTTTCGATAGGAGAACCTTTGAAAGCATAAGTAACTGGTTTACCCATAAAATAACCACAAGCATTTGTTACAATCATTCTCGCAAGGTTTGAGTGTATTAGGTTTGCCTGTCGTTTGTTTGCCTTATCAAGTTCTGTTTCCACTTTGTTGAGGAAATCTTGACCTTGATAATATTCTTCCAACATATCATAAGTCGGTTTTATTTTTGTCTTGAACGATTGAATCCAAGCCTTAACATTTGCAGGAGTAATTTGAATATCATAAGCTGTAACGTACATTTTTTAACCTCGAAGTTGCTATTTGCTTTTATAATAACCCTTGTGAATAAAAAATCAAGTCCCTAATCCCAAAGTGATGAAATTGCCTGAACCTTACCACCATTTATCAATCTTCTCAAAGCACTTGAAGCAGAATCAGGAGCGTCATCGTGGCTTGCGTCCTCTGTATAATCTAATATCTGATTCATATACTCTGAGTCTGTGTCCTCAAGCCATTTAATTTTTCGCCAGTTAGTGTATAAATATGTTTTTATCTTTACATCTTTATTCATTGCCTCGTGATAACAATTAACGTCAACAAACGGGCTTGAGATTAAACCATTTTTGTTATATTGCTCGGCAATTTTATATAATTCTTTTGATAAATACCCTTTGTCGCCGTTATGCTCAACATTGATTGTCCCTGCTCTGTATTTTTCTCTTAAAATAAATATTTCCTCTAGACAATCGTCAATGTGTTTGCCCCATAACTTACCAAAAGCGACTATATTATCTCCCTCTTTCCTCATAATAGTGAAAGCGGTAAAGTCCTCTCCGCCATATCCTGCGTCAATATGACATATACCATTGTAGATACTGCTTTCATCAGAAGTATATTCAGGGCTTGTGAATAATGCGTTTTCATCTGCGATATGTTTTAATTCATAGTTTGCGGCAAAAAGCGAGGGCGTCATAGCCTGTCTAATCTTCTTCAATTCATCTTTGCTTATAAGACCTGTTTCATAGCAGGTATAAATTTCAGGCTTAGGCATAAGTGCAAAAGCGTCATCTTTATGCCACGGCGTACCTGTGTTTCCTATTATTCCGCCTCTGTTTACAATGTTACGCAATTCTTGATATACTGCTTTAATTCTCTTTCTTTCTGCCTCAGAAGTTCTGTCTTTGATATTGATAATATCGTCTGTAAATAACCTGTCAACGTGCTTACCAGTAATTGAGCCTGAGCAACCCATACCCCTTAATTGAGCAACGCCTTTATTATGCGTCATTAGGTTTGTAAGTATTTGTGATTGATTGCTTGTTATTTTAAGCTCCACACCCCAAATTGCCTGAATAATTATCCTTGCAACTTTACTATCAAGAAACTTCTCAACACCCTTAATAACTTCCACAACGTCAACATCTGTCTTTCTGAATATTGCCATAGTCATATTGGGTCTAACTATCATAAGCAGACCCAATGCTATAATCAAACAAGTTGTTTTATAAGAACCACGATGTGCCTGTAAAAGATAATCTTCATTAGAGTACATAAACTTTTTTATCCACTCATTATGAAGCAAGGTAAGCCTATCATAACCATAGGCTATACCTATTTTATACGGCTCATTTTTTATCAAGTCCAAATAGAACTCTCTCGACTTCATTTACTTCCTCATCGGTCATTGCAAAAGTAACTTCATTGACAACTTGAGTAGAAAACTCTTTCTTTTTCTTTCTCTCAAGATACCATTTAGACAAGTCTGCGTCGCCTTTGTTTATCTCATTAGCTATGTTTGTTCTAGCTTTTAAGACAAGTTTTTCTTTTAATAGCCTCTTTCGCTCTATAAACTCAGGATTTTCGTTTTGATATGAATATAGTGTTGACATCCCTATGCCCGCAAAAATGCAAGCCTCCTCATCTGTCGAATCAATAGAATAAGCCTGTTCTAGCTTTGTAAGAGTTTCAGGAGTCATAACTGTTGGACGACCTGTATCTTTTTTGCCATTTGGTTTTGTTTTATAACCGCCTTTTGCTTTTGTCATTGTACACCATTACAAGTAAACGATAATCTCTTCCCCACAAGTTGGGCATTTTGCTTTCACAAACTTTCTTTCTTCGCTTGTTGCGACTTGCTCTTGAGGTTTATCAAAGTTGTTAAATTGATTTATCACTTCATCATTTTGAGATTGCTGTTGCTGTAAAATTCTTTGTGTTGCTTTTGCAAAATCGTTTTCGGTTACTTCGTTAAATTCCTCTTGACCGTATGTCATATCCATAAAGTCATCTTTTGGCATATCGAAACCGATAGAGTCCAAATCAAAGTCAATGTTTTCTAATTCATAACGCAAATCGCCAATATCCCACTCTGCAAGCTCGGACACTTTGTTATCTGCTACACGGTCAAGTCTGTTTTGTTCGTCTGAGTTTGTGGAAACGATACAAGGTATTTGTGTCATACCTAATTTTACCGCCGTTCTATAACGTGCGTGTCCTTTAATGATAACTCCTTCGCTATCAATGTAAATAGGAACATTGAATCCAACAACAGGAATAACTTTCATTAACGCTTCAACTGTCCTGTCGTTCTTTCGTGGGTTACGCCAATATGGTTTTACTTCATCAGTAGATTTTACTTCAATTTTATCATAAATTTTTATCATTAGTTATCTCCGTCTGAAAAATCTTCTTCTTTTAAGTGTGATGGTGTCCAAGCCTTATTAAATTCTTTCTTTTCATAAAGTTTGGCAAAGCCTGTAACGTATTTAAGTCTGATAAGCTCGTCTGCTTCCATACCCAATTCATTACAAATTTGAACGTCGCTCCAACCATCTTTTAGCATTTGATATACCAAGTCGCTCATACCCTCGACAGAGTGTGAGCCTCTTGCTCTGTTATGTCTTACAGTTGAAGCTCTGCGGTCGTTCATAGATTTATCAATTACCACAACAGGCAACAAGTTGTGGTTAAGCTCTCTTAGATACTTACTGTTTTTCATTGTAGAATATCTATGGAATCCGTCAACAATTACATATTGGTCTTTATCTTTATCATAGAAAGTAACAACGGGTTGAGTATATCCATCGTGTTTGATTGAAGTAAATAACAAATTCATTTCAATTTTGGCAACAGAGTTTGGATTATAGTCATTTGCTCTTACTTTATCAATGGGAACCCATTGAACCAAGTCAACAGGATTATGCTTTTGTGGGCTTAACGAAAAAAGCAACTTTTTAATCTCATTTATTTTGGAAATATCATTTCCTACATAATCTTTAATATCATCTTCTAAATGTACCGCACAATCATCTTCTGCGGCTTCCAATCCTCTAAAAAACGTGTCCATAGCGTCACGCTTTACATCTTTTACGACAATCAAGTTTGGAATATTGTCAATAAGCGTCGATATATCTCTAGGCTCTACCGTTCTTACAATAAACTTCATAACCTCTCCTTATATCTTCTAAAGTCATACCGCTTTCAAAAATAAAAAGAGGACTTGTTGTAAATTCTACAAGCTCTTTTTTGAAATCATCATCATTATAGGTTCTATTTATCAAATCAGTATCATATACAACTTCGTCCATTGTCCAGTATTTGTACTCATCAATATCTAAAACCTTAAACTTCTTTTTATAATAATATTCATCTCTACCCTGCTGTCTTATGAGCTTTGCAAATTCAACCATTTCCTTTTGCAATTCAGGTTTCCAACTCAACACGGTGTACTCGTGCGGTGCTTTAGGGTACGTTTTAGCGTACTGCCAACGAACTTTCTTTACATAATCTTTGGCTTCATCTAGCGTCATAAGTCGCCTTTCTCAATATCTGCTTGTCTGTTCTTTTGTCTGCGAATTACCAAATAACTCAATCTAGTGAGTTTCATATATTCTTTTGTAAATTCCAAAACGGCTTTGTAATCATATTCTTTACAAGAAAACAAATCCAATGAAATATATCCATCATCTGTCCAACTATGTAATGCACAATGGCTTTCTAACCACATAGACAAAGCTGAAACGCCTTGACCGTCTGTATCTCTTTTTCTTATATGCTCTTTGAAATCATCTAAAACCTTTGACTTCACTCCATCTTTATCCAAGTTGTGGATAAGTCTATGTGTTTCACTAGCAAACGGAAATTTCAACGCAACTGGTGGCATTACCAAAGTCATACCAGTAATTCTTGTTACTTCATCAAGATAATTTGACATCATTTCTCTATCAGAACAAATAGACTTTCCCTCTTGTGCAAAGTTGGCGTCTATTATAAGGTGCATACCTGCAAAATCACTCACTTTTATCTTCCTTTCAAAAACAATTCATATAAACTATAACACGAAAAAACAAACTTTCAAGCATTTTGTATTTTTTATTGTATGTCTAAAAACTCCAAGCTGACTTCAAATCCTTTATTGTGCCTTTACCACCATTAAAATCCTTTGGATTCAACATTCTCAAAACATCATCAAATTCGTTGAATAATCCGTTTCTCATAGCCAAAGCATACTTTTCAGACAACTCATCAACTTTGTCATCTTTAGATAGTTTACTGTACTCAAAATTTCCTATTTTCTCTCTTAACAAATCATTTAGGATATAATCAACTGCTCTGCGATAATCAGCAAGGAAATATTCTTGATTTATACCAAGAGCTTTATCCCTCTGCATATATTGATTTTCTATGTTAAAATACTTTCCACCAGTAGATTCACAACGACGTTCTTTTTTTACTTCCTTTTCTGTCGACAACATAGCAAGCAACTTCGCAACTGTTGGCTTCGTCTTGTCGCTCGTGTAACGCCAATAAATATCTATTGCTCTGAAAACATCTAACATATCGTATTCAATAAAAGCCTCTTCCCAAGCCTTGTAACGCTCTATATTCTTCTCGCACCATCTAATTACATCTTCATCTGCCGGTTCGTTTTCCTGATACAATTCAAATATATGTTTCAAAATTTCTTGTGTCTTTTCCATTTTATCACTCCTTTACCATACAAGCTCTTTTTCTATTGTTTCAACATATGAATCCTGCAATTTAACATAATTGACGTTAAACCTATCATCATTAAGCCAAGCAGAACAACCCTTAGCAAAACCTCTTTTAACCTCGTCAGATTGTGCATAAACTGCACACACTCTTAGCAAATCATCTACTGTGGTTCTCTTTTCTCTTATCGCCCTGCAATACGAAGCAAACGCTTTTGTTTTACTTCCTGCTCTTTGTTTTGGATATAAAGCCCAAAATTTTTCAAAATCCTGCATATATTTATCATTATTAGATGTATTATTAGAATATGTATTATTCTCTTTTAAGTTTTCTTTAATAGGGGTATTTAACTTTTCTTTAATAGGGTAATAAACAATTCTTAAATACCTATTTAATATTTCTTTAGTACCCTCTTTGTAAACAATTTCTGATTCTATAAAAAAATTGTCTATTAACTCGTTTATCCACTTGCTAATAGACACCTTGCTAACACCATACAACTCGGCAAAATAATTGTTAGTTGCGAAGCAGTACCCACTCTTGTTGCACAACGCTGTTATCTCTCCGTATAGTAATTTTGCATTAGGAGTTATATTTGCGTACCTTACGTTAGCAGGTATAATCGCATAATAGTTTGGATTTTCTTCGTTCATTTCTCTTTACGCTTTCAAAGGTGAGGGTTATAGATAGAGGAATCTATTTTTATTGCGTAAAGAGTCTGTATTTGTTGTATAAAAACTATAACCCTCATTGTTAATGAAACCTCTCTACGCTCTTTTAATAATAATTACTTCTCTGTGTTTGTCAACTTATTTGTGATTTCTAATTGCAATTTCATTGTGGTTAATTGCTTTAATCTTTTTAATAACTCTTTATTTCTGTCACACATAGAGCGAGGAGTCTTAAAAAACTCCCATAAAAAGTCTAATTCAAATAAATCATCTTTGCTCATTTTTGTTCTCCTTTCAATATTATAATAATTGAATAAAATTAAATTGCAATATTTTTTTGTATTTTTTTTTACATTTTTTTGTTGACAAATAAATTTATATCGTATATACTTCTGTTGTAATTAACATAAGGAGTAATTAAATGAACAGCGATTTATTAACACTTTTGAAAGCACCTTTCCCTGTGGATAGTTTGTCTTGGAGAATAGGTAACAAATCAAACTGGGATAAAAAAGAGAAACGTCCTATTGATAAAACAAAACCTGTTAAAGCTCAAATGCTTGTCTATATTGACGCTAGAGATGTTCAAGATAGATTAGATGAAGTTTGTGGTTGTAGTTGGTCTAATAACTTAAAAGAAGTTTCAGGACGTATGATTTGCGAAATAACAATAAATGGAATTACAAAATCTGATGGTGCAGGAGATACAGATTTTGAGGGAGAAAAAGGTGGTATATCTGACGCATTTAAGCGTTCCGCAGTAATGTGGGGAGTTGGTCGTTATCTTTATGACGCAAAAAACATTCCAACTTGGATTGAATACAAGGAAAATGATACAGATTTTACTGTTGTTAAAAGAGCAAAGGAAGAATTAAAAGATGTTGCTCGCCAGTTGGGATTACCTGTACAAACTTACCATTATTGGCTTTACAAAGTTGACACTTGTAGTTTAGAAGCTCTTGATAGTATAGTTGAGCAATCTCGTAAATATGCAAAACGTGAGGAGTGGAACACAGGAAGTTTGGAAACTTTCAAAGAACACGTTGAAAAGAGAAGAAAGGAGAAAAAATAATGTCTATTTACCAAGATGTATTAACAGCCCAAGAATTGATTGAAGAACAAATTGACCTTGAAACAGGAGAGGTTCTTGATAGCTATGATGACGCAGTTGAATTAAAAGAGGAAATTATAGCTCTTGGTTTGGAAAAACTTTGCAAAGTTAGAGCAAATATCAAAGCTGATATTGATTCTTTTAAGGCAGAGGAAAAGAGAATAAATGAGCAAAGAAAACGTCTTGAGAGAGCTTTGGAACGTAATGAAAAATATATTATGTTTGTGCATACCCAAAGCGGAAACAAAAAGAATATTGCAGGCACTTTTACAGTAAGCACAAGATTAAGTGAATCTGTTTGCTTGGATATTGATTTTGAAAACAAGGACTTTGGTTCTTATGAATTTAAACCTGATAAGAAAGCAATCAAAGAAGCTCTTAAAAATGGAGCTGTAATTGACGGTGCTAAAATTATCACTAACGAAAACTTACAAATCAAATAGGAGATAAAATGAAAGTAGTAAAAAAAGATTATCCATTTAGTATTACTATTGAGGATAAAATTGGCAAAACAAGTGGAAAACTGTATCAATCCATAGGTTTATCTTACACAAGAGTTAAAAACAAAGACGCAACCGATCCAAAAAAAAAATATGAAACAACATTTATAAATTTCTTTGATGAAGGTGAGCTCTTGAAATTATCAACACTTGCAGAGAACGCATATTTAGAACTAAAATCACAAAGAGAAGAAGAAAGAATTGCCAAGAAAGAAGCTGAAAAACTTTCAAAAGGTATGACTCCACCAAATATTAAGCCTCGTCCATTACCTGATGATGATATTCCATTTTAGGAGTTGTTATGAAAACAATAGTAAAAAATGACCGTGAGTTTGATACCATTATGAACGATATTTATAACAAATACCGTGAATATGGAGAATTACAACTTGATTACCAAAAACCATACAAAGACAAGACGCTCAAACAATTAGGTTTTTTCTTTGGTGGTTTAGTTGATAGTGTCATTGAATACTATGAATCTTTTGGCGAAAAATGGGAAGTCAATGATGTAAAGGAAAACTTTTATTCTGCGACTTCCTATTTAGACGAGAGCTTGAGAAAAACGGTTAAAAGATTTAATGGTAGCGAGGTTCAAGTTCCAAAACGTTTATCAGAGATGAGCCTTGAGGAAGCCAGTTTATTCATTGACCGCTGTATATATTTAATAGACCACGCAAAGAACTTTAAGGATTTAATTCTGCGTCCTGAATTGAGATATACTTGGGTTCGTAACGTTACTAAAGAACAATTATATGATTTGAGGTATCAGAGATTTCCAAGAATCGATAAAGAATATCTTGAACATACTAGACATCAGGCTTGTTTATGGTGTGGAAAAACCACAGGTTGCGAGGCTCATCACTTGAAAGTTGCAGGACAAACAGGAACAGCATACAAAGCTGATGATTGGCTCTGCGTACCTTTGTGTTCTGAGTGTCATAGACGTTACCATCAATATGGACAAGAACAATTTGAAAAAGATTTATCTTGGATTTCGAAAAATATAAATCTTGTGGATTTTTGCAGAATAAGGTATCTAAAATGGAGAAACAAACAATGATTGATATAAATATTGATTGCATACCGCCAAAGCATACGGCTCAGGGAAGTAACCAAATTCTAAAGACAAAGAGCGGACGTTTCTTTATTGGTAAAAAAACAAACTCCAACGCAAAGGCAACTCAAAATGAATTGTTCAACTTGCTTTATCCATACAGACCTGAACAGCCTTTAGAGAAACCTTTACGAGTTGAAATAAAATGGGTGTACCCTTATAGAAAGTCTGAACCAAAGAAAAACAGAACATCAGAAAAATACTGCGATACTAGACCTGATGTGGATAATATTTGCAAATTGTTATTTGATATGATGACACGAATTGGCTTTTGGATAGATGACTCACAAATAGCTGATTTGCACTTCACAAAGGTTTGGGATAATAAACCAAGAATTGAAATAAGAATAGGAGAGTTATAATGAAAAAAATAAAAATATATAAAAATCAAGGTTTTTACCGAGTAAATATTCCTAAGGTAATGGCTGATATTCATAAACTAGACAAAGAGGAATATCTTGAAATAGAGTGTACATCTAATGGGTTCATATTAAAAAAAATACAAAAAAAAATACAAAAAAGTGTTGACGAATAAATTTTTATCGTATATACTTCTATTGTAAACAAGATATGAAAGGAGTAATACAATGAACGATACGGCAAAAGTTTATTTTGATTATGGTTACTTATCCGAAAGAGATAAAATGTTAAGAGATACCGCAAAGCATTGGCAAACAATGTATGAAAATCTCAAAAAAGAATATGAAAGTGTGGTTAAGCAATATGACGCTTTGGTAATGGAAACTCTGAAAAAGGATTTGTGCAATGAGTAGTTATGATGAATTTATAGCAAATGTTAGAAAATGGAATTCTTTGCGTATGAGAATGATTAAAAGATGTGTAGCTCACAAAGCACAAGTTTCTGCACAAAGATATAGAGATTCCATCGCATTGGAACACGGTTTATATATTAACGGTAAAATTGTGGAGATTTAATATGAAAGATATTGAAAGAAAATATAGCACTTCTGATAAAATTGCTTTTTGGAGCTTCGGTTTTGCAACACTTTATTTGATGGCTCAGTTATTAAGAGGATTGTTCTAATGGATTACAGCGACACAGTCATTATTGACAAAAAACGCTTTGAGCAAATGACAATGCCAAGATGTGATATTGAAGAATTAAAACAAAAGATTAAAGGTATGCGTATTGTCTTGCAAGATTGCAAACAGATGTTTGTTGCTGAAAAATCATTTTTAGTTCAATGTTCAAGACTTGAGGATATTGAAAGCATAATTGAAAGAATTGATGAGGTGTTAAATGGCTAATGAATACATTGAAACCTTGAACAAGCTAACGGAAGCGTATAGAGATTTAGACGCTTCATATAGAAAAAACCATATTTTATCGGAGCAAATAAAAAATTTAAGGCAAAAAGTGGAGTGTATAAAAAACCACGCATATATTAACAAGAATAGTTATGAGTATCAACAAGCCAAAATAGTTTTGGACGCCATTGATAATGATATTTATGGGAAAGGATTAGTTGAAAAAATCTAATACAGTTGAATCTCAAGATAAACTAACCACCGCAGGAAGTAGAGATACAGAGGTTCTTACAACAGCAATAAGTAATGCAGAACATTGGTTTGAGGTCGCTAAAGAAGTTATCAAGGATAGAGATAGGTTGAATGTTCAACTTGGTATTGTTATTGATATACTCTTAAGAGAATGTCCACAATACGAGGGATATGTAAGAGCAAACTTTCCAAACTATAAGAGGAGTTAGATAAATGATATTCCAAAGAGGAATCAGAATCAAAGAAGATACTCCTTGCTTGTATGTAGATGAAGTAAACCCTGATAATTTGAGTAGTTTAGAACCTGATATAATTTTTGTTGATGAAGCTCAATTTTTTTTCCAAAAAAGATATTTATAACTTAAGTGAAATTGTAGATAAAAAGAACATACCTGTCTTGTGCTATGGATTAAAAACAGATGTAAATGGTAACTTGTTCGAGGGTTCTAGAGCTTTACTCGCTTTAGCAGATGATATTAAAGAGATAGAGCAAATTTGTGATTGTGGAGAAAAAGCAACTATTCATTTAAGATATGTTGATAATAAGTTAGAAAAAAATGGTTCATCTGTTGCTATTGAAAAAGGCAAAGTGAGTTACGAATCTGTTTGTAGAAAATGTTGGAAAAATAAACTTGAGATGTAAGCAATGAAAAAAATTATTAACTGGTTTTATAGAATATTTGTTGAAAGTTGGTTTGATGGAGAAGAACAATGATAGTTTCAAATACGCAAGAGTTACTTGATTCAATTTATGAAGAACAAAAGATTAAATTTCCCAACCAAACAAAGCAACAAACAGAAAGAAAAATGCGAGCTGAAATCCTTGAGCTTCAACAAGCTAATTTGACATATTGGAACACAGGATCAAAAAAAGACGCAGAAGCTATAATGTATGAAAAAGCAGACGTTATAATTATGGCAAATCGTCTTTATCAAGAATACCAAGATGAAGTTGCTTGGTTAATATTATCTGAATTATATAATTATGAAACGGCTAAATATGTAAAGGCAAAATGGGATATTGTAAAAAAGCGTCCTTACATTAGAGATAAAAACGGAAATTATCAACATCAAAAGGAGCATAACAATGGATTTAAGGTCTTTTAGATATAAGTATAATCTAACACAAGCTGAATTTGCAAAAATCATAGGCGTTCCTAGAACAACTTATCAGATGTGGGAGTATGATTGGAAAAGTATGTCAAATTCTAAATTGCTTTTAGTAGAAAAAGCTATGCGAAAAATTTAAGCAAAGCACTCAAATATAGAGGACGCAATCAATAGAATAGAAGCATTAAAGACAGCAGAAAATGAAAATTATATTGAAGAAGAATATACCCCTTGCAAAAAATGGAAATATGGTTTACTCTTAATTATATTGGTTTTAATATTCGTGGTGTTATATTGATGAAACATTTTTACAAGTTATACATAGGGCAATATGAAAAACAAGGTACTCCTGCAACGTGGAATCTTCAAGCAGTTGTTTCCAAAGAAATGTTAAAAAATCAAGTATTGGCTATTGTTCCTAATCTCAGATATGGTATGGAATTATATATTGTAAATGATGATGGAGTGAAAGCATATTTCAGAGATGGTCTTGACAAAGTTTTCAAATAATATATTATTTAATTGGTAATATGTTTTAAGACGGCAAAAACTCCAAACCAAGAAAGGCGAGGAGTTTTTTGTTGACAAATGAAAAAATTGCTCTATAATGTTCTTGTTTACAATGTAATTTAATTTTCTATTGAATTAAAATTACTCCTTTCAATGCCCTAGTTTGCCACATCTAGGGCATTTCTTACATCTCATCATATCTAGCTAAACACTCAAGAAGTTGCCCATTTGTCTGCATAGAATTTATACAATCAGGCTCAATTTTTTCTGTTACGATTGTGTCGCTTACGCACGCTGTCAAGCAAGTCAGCAGGAATAGCAGTATTATACCAATCAAGATTATTCTTATCCAAAAGTTGACCTCTGAGTTCTTTGATTGTGATATTTGCTTCCACTTCCGCATTTTGATAACCTTTCACTATGTTTATAAGCCCTTTTTTTTCGCTTTCCAGTACTGCATTTTCTTTTTGCGATTGTTTATACATATAAAACAAAATACCCACTAGTAGCGTTGAAAAAACGCAATAGATTGATAAAACTTTTAGCATAACAATCTCCAAGCAAAAATTGAACCCTCATAAGCTCCAAAGATAATCTCTCCCCAATTCCAACCACCTTTGCCTAATGGACAAAGTTTTTCAAGTTTTGTTCCTATCCAGTAACAGACACCCATACCTAAACCTGATAACATAATTGGTAAATCAATAAAGAAAACACCCCAAAGAAATGTAATTATAAGACCTGTTAATGTTGTGCTAACAAATCCATATAATCTTGGGTAATTAACAAGTTTTGTTTCATCTAGCAGGTCGTCTATCAGCTCACACTCAGGTTCGTATTTGTCAAAACTTCCACCGCATAACGCTCCGATGTATTTTCCCCAACCATACAACTGATATGAAACATAGCAATCAAGAAAACCTATTAAAGCAATTGATACCGTTGGGCTAAAATAAAAACAAGAGTAAACAGAGAAAGCCACCGCATACCAAATTTTGTTCATTGGTATATATTCTTTCCAAAGACCACCTCTTATTCTCCAAAGCAAAGCACTTAATATAATTATCAATAAACCATATACAAAAGTCATAACACCCATCTCCCTGTTCTTATTAACCTTGCTATTCTTTCTGCTCTTGTTCTTGTTTGTTTTGCATAACTGGAATCCAAACACTCTTTTGAAGCTGTTGCATAATCATTTTTTTCCAAAGCAGAAAGCATTTTCTTAAATTTACAAAGTCCATTAAAACCTAATTGAAATGACATATCAAGCAAAGCATAGCGTCTTTCATCATCTAAAACACCCCAACAAACCAAGTCTGAGCATTTCTTTTCAAGTCTTTCAATATCATTTCTTAGTAAAAAAAGTGCGGCATTTCTTGTTATGCCGTCAAAAACATTTCCTACAACTATCTTTTCAACTTCGTTTAATGGATTAGTTTCCAAATTTCTGCCAACACCAACTGTCAAATAATTCCGACTACATCTATAAGGCTTCAATTTTAAGCCCTCGTGAAAAATCAATCTTTGTTGTTTTTCGTATAGTGTTATCATTTGAATATAAACGTCCCTAAATCTGCAACCTGAACACCACAAATAGAGGCTATGATAATTATCAAAAGGTATATAAATACCTTGTTACTTAATATTTCCTTAATGCACTCTTTGAAACTACCTTTTGACACCACCAAAGCCTTTATCTCATCAATTTTACCGTCAAGGGCGTCAACTTTTTTATCAAGAGTGTCAACTTTTTTTTCTATTTCACTCATTCTCTTTTCCATACGTTCAGCGTCCCCAGCTTGTTTTTGATGTAACAACAAGGCTTCAGGCGACATACCGCCGTGTCCCTCTTGTGTGAGAATCATATCCAAAGCTGTTCTTTGTTGTGTTGAAGTCATTTTCTTTCCCATTTTTCAACCCCTTATACAATTAAGAGGTTATATCTAACTATAACCCCTTAATATTTACTTTGTCAACCTCAATAGTGCATAGCCTTGTAATACTTTTTAGCTTTGTCATCAGGAGCGTCAATATCATCAAGGAAGTCGTGAGCTAACTCAATGTATGTATCGTCTGAGCGTCCTGATTTGTAATAATCAGAGTAAATCATATTCAAGACATAGTACCAATCACAAGCGTGAAAGTCATACCCTTTGCTGTCCAATACCTTTGTTGTAGTTTCATAATTCCAATGCTCCCCACTTGAGCCGTCTTTATTTTTCAATTTGGAAACTGCGTATTTTTCAAGTCCCTTTTTTCTGTTGTTTGGTATAGAAATTTTAGTACACCGCTTTTTATTTGTCAATGTTTTGGAGTAAAAAAAAGGCGTATATTTCAACGCCTTAGAAATTTAATTGTTTTAATCTTTTTCAACTGTTTCCATTTTGGAAATAGCCACATCAGGTTTTGGGTATTTCGCTTTTATCTCTGCAATTTTATCTCGCCAAATGTTTGTACCATTTACTGAATCCCAGTATATCATATCGAGTTGGTCTTGTATTGACGGATATTCAAGTTTTCTTTTATCGGTATAAGATAATTCTTCTTGTTCGATTTTAGAAATTACAAGTTTGCCTTTGACAGATTTTATAGTAGCTCCATTTCTATTACACCAAACCGCTCCTGCTACATAATTATCTTTTGTTATTATATCTCCAATCTTAAACATTTCTTTTCTCCTATAAAACATAACCACAAGCAAACCAACAGCCTTGACCTAGTTTGTTATATGTATTTATAAATGTAACTGATGTATTTGTCTTACCGTTAATTGTTGGAAATTTTACATCATCACTATTATCTTGTTGGACAGTAGCAAAATACATTGTGTTGATAAATGGCTTCAAAAATGTAATAGTTTTTGTAGTATATGCCGCATATAAATCTCCTAAATCTCCACCTTGTACACACCAACCGTCAGGATATACTCTATACCAGTTGCCATACTCGTCTTGATATGTTTCAGTTTCTATTGCCCACAGCTCATCAGTTGCAGGTTCTGCAACCAATTTGTACTTTTCTCTGCTCATAATATTTATGTTTTTCAAAGCCGAAAATGTCATTTTATCGCTCCCTAATATAACTTATTTTTACATAACCACTTGATTTATTGACACCTTGAAAGTGTTTAACGTTTGTGCAGAAATTTTCATCTGTATATGATGAACCACCGCCACCGCCTGCGAATGTGATTCCAACCTTATGTATGTCGTGAACACCACCGCCACCACCGCCGTAGTAGCCTGCACCACCGCAACCACCTAGTACAGTTCCGCCATACATATAACCTCTAGCACCATTTCCGCCCATACCTAAAGTTCCTGCGTAACCTGCTAACCAACCATCAGAGTTACCGCCTGACCTGTATGAAGCACCACCGCCTGCTGTTTGCGAACCGCCGAAAGCTCCTTTTTGGTAGCCAACACCTAATGCGTCCCCACCAATAAGACCACCACCTGCTCCACCTTTGTTTACTCTGCCTGTGCCACCACCACCTGCAACAATAATTCTATTTTCTAATTCTGTACCACCAATCCTTATGTCAGAAGCATTATAGACAGCCTCATTATACGTTGTAGGAGAGTCACCAACCATTATGTATAAGATTTGTCCTGGTGTAACTTTCAAATCGCATTTCACAGAGCCACCGCTACCTGCTTTTGCTTCAAAACCACGACTTGCTGTACAAGTTATGTTTAGCTTCTCAACGCCGTCAGGCACAACGTATGATTGTATTTCATCAGAAACATTAAATATTTCTGTTACCACATCAAAAGGCTTGTATTCAAAATTATAAAACTTTGGACGTGCTATAAAATAATCAGCTTCTTCGATCGAACTACTAGATACAATTTCTTTTGCGGTTATTCCTATCTCATTTATATCGACATAAACGCTGTTACTTACTTCTGTTATATATAATCTATGATATAAATATCCTTTATCCTCTGCTATGTCAACAAACCAAGATTTAGATACTCCTACATCGTTTGTTATTTGTTGAATATTATCCCATTTTTTGCCATCATCAGAACCTTGAAAGATAGCTGTTTTCAAATAGCTGTTATTTCCATTTTCTATGTCAAGTCTAGAAACGCTTAATTTTTTAGGATTATAAAAAGCTATCCAATGAGGTGGTTTAATACTGTTTGAGCTTTCCCAACCGCCTGAAGTGCCATTAAAAGCACCCCATATTGGATGTTCTGAGTCATAAACGCTACTAGCACTTACCGCAAAACTAGCACCACCCATAATGCCATTTGCTGTCAAGTTAGGACGTGTCCACGGAATATAATTCTTGTCATCTGTTATTATCTTTGTCGCTTTTGTTCCGTGCCACCACATTATTCCATTTAACTTAATATATGAATCGTTCATATCTATTTTAGTCGCCGTACAAGCTACAGTTGCACCTCTAGATACACCAATTCTTGTTACTGTCATATCTCCTATAGGTATAGAAGATTCGTATCTGCAATACTCAGAAAATTCTATACCGTTTGTTGAAAGAAAAGCAATATATTCAGCTCCTGTATATACAACTTTAACCCAGTAATCTACATTGTTCTCTAAAACTGTTTCGCCTGTTAGTGCTGATTTTTGCCAACCTGCACCTTTGTTTCCTATATCAAGACAAATCTTACTATTTTGTAAAAATATTTGAAAATGCTCTATGTCGTTATTTGAACCACCTAGCATATATTGCGTAGTAGAAATAGAACTAGAGTTAAACTTTAATTGCATTTCCCAAGGTTGTTCGCCTGATGTCATAGGTTTTGGTAAAGTCAAATACTTTCCTGTTGTAAATGTGCCAACTACACCATCAACAACCCAGTTACCGACATACTCTTTGGGTTTGGTCATATCCCACCAACGCTCTCCATTTATATTGATATACGATTCGTTGAAATATATCAAACCTCTCCAGTTGTTACCATTTTCGTAATTATCACAACCAAACGACTTTGCAGCACCATAAATCTGAACGTCTGTGAGTACCTGCATTTCTTTTTTAAAATCATAGCCGTCAACAGAGTATGATAAAGTAATTGCTGTTCCGTCATAGTCAACTTTTACCCAATAATCTGTTTCTGCTAATACGTCATAAGTTCCTTTAATCCCGCTTGCTAAATTGTAACTTGTGCCTGTCCCAAGCCACCAAATAAATTTACCGGCTGAAATTCCAAATTCTATACCTGCTCCGCTAATTGATTTATTTCCAACTATTTGTTGCATAGCGTAAATATCTGTTCCTGTACGCACCTTGAATAAAATCTCCCAAGTGTCATTTTTAACTGGAGCAAAAGATTCAATAGTGTCAACACTATCAGTTGTTTGGAAATTGCTTGCCACACCGTCATTACAAACTGCAAACTGACCTACATAATTTGCGTCAACTTCTGTGGTGTATTTATAATAATCCAAGTGAGGAGTTGTAATATTATGGATATTTTCCAATTCAATAAAGTAATCATATTCTTTGTCTTTTTGAACCTCAATAGATTTAGTGCCGTTCCACCAACGAGTACCATTGATGTCAATATAACACTCTTTCAAATCAACCGAGCCAAGAAAAGGAGTGTTATTTGCATAGGAATCAAGACCTATACAAACAGCTCCGTTGAAACCAACCAATAAAGAGTTTTGAACCGAAATATAGTTTTCATAGCTTATACCGTCTTCTGACACATCTACTTTATATTCAACACCATCA